TTTTACTATGAAGTAGAATGGGGATTTCATTAATAATTTATATTATATTCAATTGCAATAGGCATAGTGTGCGTGAACTCCTTCCACAACACAACTTCCTCTTTTTTATTTATGATGTAAATCTTAATGGAAGATTTGTCAACATCATATCGGATTAAATGAATCGTATTTGACCCACCTAATATCTCTTGACCACAGATGTAGTGCATAGCACTACCCTTGTAGTCAGGACCGATAGATATCTTTCTAATTTCCATTAACTAAATTTCCAAATTTGAATTTGAGATGACGGAACGTTTGACCAACCACCTAGTACTGTGTGCCCATATAGACCACCTTGGTTTACTCCTGATGAGTCACGCATAATTTCAAACCAAAAGATGTCTCCTGCGTTTGCTTGAAATGGAATAGTTACCTCGTAAGGAATATCCATGTTTGGAGTGTCAAGGTGAAAGCCTTTAGTAGCGCTAACCTGAATACCATTAAGGCGAGCTCTGAATAACAATACAGATACACCGCCTGATGAGCCCTGACGCTCAACAGAACCAAAGCCATTGATAAAATAAAGACCTGACTCGTTGAATGTTACCTTTCCAAATGCATCTAGCTCAACAGGTGTAGATGTACTTCCCTGAGCAGCGCCAAATGATACAATAAGTGGTGTATCTAGTGCTGATGGAGCCTGAGTAGCATATGATACTCCGTTAAGTACTTGAGTGGCGGTTAGATTAGCATTAGCGAGAGAAACAACACTTTGAATAGTATAGTTCTTCGTGGCATCCAAGTTGCCTACCTCAGTACCAATAAGTTTATCTGATAATGAAGGAGTTGAATCAACTGCGTATGTACTAATCTTTCCCATGTCTTTTATTTTTCTTTTTTGGTTACCTCACCCGTTTGCATATTGATAACAGCATCCTGTCCGTAAATAGCAATGAGTGATTTCTCTTGTTCACTAAACTTGGCTCTTAAGAAATCAATTTGTTTTAGAAGCTCGTGCTTCTCCAACTCTAAATCTCCTAAAGCAATTTTTGCTTTATTAAAATCACCTTGCATCTTTTGCAAAGTTTCTAATTCTTCTGTCTTTAAAAATTTTTCTACTTTCATTTTATTAAATTTATATGACAAAGATAATGAAAATCAGAATAGGTGTGAAATTCTTGCCACCTGTCCGTTTACTTTGTGATGTATAAATCCTTCAACAGCCTTGGGAGCGTGCTGATAGCCTTTGACGTGGTGCCATGAGTCAGTTCCTGATGGGGAGCGTAACGATTCAACGGTTACACCGATGTAATCCTTTGAGAACTTATGGTGCACGTGATGCGTGTACACATATCTATGCTTTGTAGCAGACCAATCTAATGGAAACTCTGTAGCCATTAAAAGTGGAAGGTCTTGGTTCTTAGCACCATCACCGTGGGTAGTTCCAATAAGGTTTAGTCCGTACCTAAAAGCCTTGCGATGCGAAATTGAGCAGTCAAAAGTAATTTGCTTACAGTCTTTAAACCACGTTCTAATAACGTCAGCAAGGAAGAAGCCATGAACATAATCGTGGTTTGAGGGATTAAAAGTAAAATGAACGTCAGCCACAGCAAGCAGCCTCTCAAGAATCTCAACATATAATTGTTTTGCTATTAAAAAATTCGAGTACCACATCCCATCTGTATCCTGAGGAGTACCTGCCGTAGTGGTTCGTCTCGGTGTGTCAATGTGAAGGATGTCGTTACCACCGATAAAAAGTATCTTGTCGATGTTGAATCCTTTGGATTTATCTAAAATGCCTTGAACGCCTTCTAAAACACGTTGTACGGCAATCTGAGAGTTGTAGTCTTCACCTGTTTCAAACGCATCGCATAGTTTACCTATGTGGATGTCAGCAGGGTCTATTACTAATAGATGTCCATCATCTGACTCATCTCTTTTAAATATCTCGTACTTTACTCCGTGATTTGATATGTAATCCAATATCCCCTCTCTAACCTTAGCGTAGTTCTCATCTTCTTGAGATTTAAAATTTGGGTTCTTAAAGAAGAGTGAGGCTGTCTTGGATTTTATCCAACCGTGTTTTACATCGGCATCGTCGAGACCTAATTCATTTGCCTCGTTTTTGATTGCGCGGTACTGAGAAACTATCTCAAACTCTTCTCGCGTAATCCTTGGACGAAATTTACTCATAGATTAAATTTAGAGAACTTGAACAGGTAGCGAGTAATTAATCCGATGACAAACCCAATTACGAATAACCAAAGGTTAGCGTTACCTTTCTTTCTTGTTTTTACAATGACTTTATTGTCTTGTTTGTTGATTTTTATAGCAGCCTCTAGGCTGTCATCGTGCATTTTAATTTCAGCATTTAAGCTGTCACGATATACTTTTCGTATATACTTTAAGCTATCATTGAATCGCTTATTATCAAAACGGACCTTCCACTTAGGGATGTAATTATTTACTAACTTAGGAACTATAGAGTCTCTGTATATTAAAGAGTCTTTACCTTTGATGTTCTTGACAACTAAGTACGGGACCTTTATGGTATCACACTCTATAGTGTGAACATAGCCCTTATTAACAGCCTTTTGATGCAGGCGCTCAGCGCCGCATGAGAAAAGTAAGTGCACTGCAAGAAAAATAAGAGCAATTCGTTTCATTACTTGAAAAATGAGCGCTTCTTGTCAGCGCGGTTTTTAGATTGAGACTGCATACGAGTACGGGTCTTTGACTTGTGGGCTACGTCTTTTCCATCGCCGTTCCCGTGAGTTCCTTTCTCTCGATTGATTTTTTGTAACTCAGCGCGGTATTCCTTTCTACTTTCAGTAGAATGGTACTTGGTGTCGTAAGCAATCTTCTTCTTACGAGCCTCTGGATTATCCTGATAGTACTTAGCGCTATCAGATTTTCCTTTTTTTGTTCCGGCTAGTTTATTTCTCATTTGTTATATTGAAAGTGCATCCAATCAAAGTTCTTCTCACGACCAAGGCTAATGAATCCATGCTTGTAGAATATATCTATCATATCTTTGTACTCAGCACGCGCAAATCGTGCTGTCTTTGCTGTCTCCTTTAATGTATTACGAGCAGGGTCTAAGTCAATTGCGATACCCCAAGAGTGAGTGCTCCAAGACGTACCACCTCGCATCTTACGGAAGTTAAAACAGCCACCGTAAAGGTCTATTCCTAACTCTACTATACGCTCGTACCCGTAGTGAGCTAAAAGGTCGTTAAACACGGCTAAAAACGCATCTGCAACATCTTTGTGGCAACGCATCTTTGTTACCTTAGTATCAGTATCCCATGCAATTCGCATCGGGTACGGTAAAGTAATTGTTTTTAAGTACGTTCCATTTTCGTTAGGATGTCCGTACTTTGAGATAAGTTGTGCTGTTGTCAACATACTATTTCTTTATATTTCGATAGGTTTCAGCTGCACCCTCTACGGTTGCTCTAATTTTCTTTACAACGGTGAAGACTGCCTTTAGCATATTGTTACCTGTGATGTCAAACCAATTCTCGTTGATTGACGATATCTCAATTAGTGAGAAGATGATAAGGATGCCGTTTGTAAACAGCGCCTTATTTAATACAATCTCGTATCCTGTTACAGACAGTAAGTTCTTGACAAATGGCGTGAGTAGGTAGTAGTCAAGCGGGAATAGCGGGATAGCCACAAAGGCGTACCCTGCAAGCTTGAACATATACCCTCTGCGGAGCATCTTTGAGAGGAACACCTCTCTGTATGGTCGACCCTCTCTTTTGGCTATAAACTTCAGGGAGATGAGCTTTACGATTGTATCCACCCCCATTGTTCCGAATAAACATATAACGGATAGCTCTACAGGCGCCAAAATAGACGCCAATGTTAAAAGAAATATAGTCAACTTGCTTTTCATTTTCCTTGTCCCCTATACTTCTTGGTATAGTTCTTGCTTGTTTTCAACTTACTTGTCTTGCTCTTTGCATGAACACCTGTTCTGCTCTTCTTTGGAGCTTCTACAAAGTTACTAATTTCTTTAATCTTTGCCATTATACAATATTTATTACGCCTCCGTTATTCCATAGCTCACCTGCTGTCAATCCTGTAGGTGATGTAGGTAGTCCTTCAATCTTAAATCTTCCTGATGTTGAGTGCCAAGCAAAAT